AATGAGATAATTGCGCGAGGCGCTTTTGACGAAGCACTTGAGACGGCAGACTGTAGGGCTTTATTTAATCACAACGCAGACAAAGTACTTGCAAGACGACACCCTGACGGCAGCGGTACGCTTAAGTTAAGTACTGACGATATAGGGCTACGTTATGAATTTACAGCGGGCGGCCAGTCTTACGCAAAAGACTTAGTTGAAAGCTTAGAACGTGGCGACGTCAATTCTAGCAGCTTCGCCTTTACTATAGCTAGTAACGGGCAAAGCTGGAACGAAGACCGTACCACGCGCACAGTGACACGTGTAGGCCTTCTTCTAGACATTTCGCCAGTGGTATACCCCGCATATGCCCAAGCGACGGCAGAAGTAACCCGCGCCGCTTGCAGCTGTAAAGAAGTAGAAGAAGTAAAAGAAGAAGTAAAAGAAGAAGAAGTACCAGTACAGAAATTAACCCAGCAGCGCAAAGCTGCTACAAATATAAACAGTCTTATGAAAGACAGCAATAACCTAAAAGCTTTGCGCGCTGACGCGTTCAAAGAATTTGAAACAATTTTGAACACCGCAGAAACTGACGGCGGCCGTTTACCAACTGAGGCAGAACAGCAGCGCGCTGACTACCTAACTAGCGAAGTAGATAGATTAGACGCAAAGCTAAAGCTTTCTAACGCACGCGAAAAAATGATAAGCAACCAAGCAGCAGCAGGGGTATCTTCGAAAAGCGAAGCGCGCGACATTGAGCGTACAAGCACTTCGTTTTCGTTATCGCGTGCAGCGGCTTCTATTATTTCAGGCAAGCAGTTAACAGGCTTAGAAGCAGAAATGAAGCAAGAAGCAGACCGCGAAGCGCGGGCGTGTGGATTGTCTTTATCTGGTAATATAGCACTGCCTGAGAAGTTCTTAAAGCGTGCAAGTGCAGCGGGTAACTTACAAGCTGACAAAGGAATCGGTACAGACGTAGGCGAAGGAATCGCAGCACTACGCGAAGCTACTTTCTTAGAGACGTTAGGCTGTAAAGTAATTACAGGCGCCACTGCAAATCTACGCTTTCCTAGAATTTCGGTTAAATCAGCTGGAACGTGGGAGGGAGAAGTAGACGCTATTGATAGCAGCGCACAAGAGCACGACGACTTAACACTAACACCTAAACGCGTAGCCGCTACGGGTATGTACAGCCGCCAGCTTCTTATGCAGGGCGGGCAGTCAATTGACAATTTAGTAGTGGGCGACATTGCAGCTTCTTTAAATTCAGCAATAGACAGCGCCGCGTTTGTTGGTTCTGGTACAGCAGGGCAGCCTACGGGTTTACTAGCTACTACAGGCATAGACGACCAAGCAGACGGTACAGACGCAAAGGCTTTGCTTCTAGCTATGGAGGCAGCAATGTACACTAACGGCGCAATGGGCGGCGACAACGTACATATTATTTGCAGCCCTACAGCTTACAAGCTTATTAAGTCTAGTGCACTAGTAGGTAATGTAAACGCGCTTTACGATATGGCAAGCCAGCAAGCTAACGGTTACAGTATTAAAGGTACTAACTTTTTAACTGACGCAAGCGCAGGAGTAGGCCGTGTAGTAATGGGAAACTTCGAGCAAATGATCTTAACTTATTTTGGATCAGGCGTGGATATTACGGTAGACCCATATAGCGCGGGAGCCAATGCACAAGTTAAGATATACGCTAATAGATTTGTAGACCTTGCAGCTAGACAGCCTAAAGCATTTTCAAAGTGCGATAGCTTAACAGCAGCTTAATACAGCTAACTAGATAACAACCGAAAAGCGGCGGCGTAACTGCTGCCGCTTTTTTTATTTCATATTATATGCTTACTTACCACCGCACAACATACCCTACAGATATTAATATAATTAGTATAGCTAGTTTGAAAAGCTTTCTTAAGGTAGATACTACAGAAGACGACGCGCTAATACTTGCGCTACTTTCTACTGCACGCGCTTTCGTAGAAGACTATACAGGCGTGCTATGTAATAACGGGCAAGTAGATTACTACGGCGAAAGCTTTTCAGATTTTAAATTTACAGCTGGCCCTGTAAAGACACTTACAAGCGTACACTATAAAACAGACGCGACGACGTACGCAGACTTAGCTTCTACTGGCTACGCCTTTAGTTCGAAATCTATACCGCAGCGGCTAGCGTTTTACAGCCCGCCTACACCATATAACAAAACACTTGAGCGTGTAAAGGTAGTAACGAATACAGGGTATGTAGAAAGTGCAGTACCGCCCCCGCTAGTACAAGCTATGCGCTTACTTTGCGGCCACTGGTACGAACAGCGCACGCAGGTAATTGTAGGTACTATAACCGCGCAGATACCAGTAGGTATACACGCGTTACTTAACCCTTATAGAGTACTATAGAATGAGGTACGGCAGACTAGACAGGCGTATAACTATAGAGGTTAAAAGTAACGCCGCCCTTGACGAGTGGAGTAGCACCCCGTATACGTGGGTTACAAAGCTGCAGTGCTGGGCGCAAAAGACAGACCAAACAAGTACAGAAGGTACAGACCTTAAGCAGCTAGTTAATACTACGCGTACAGTGTGGCGTATAAGATACGACGCAGATATAACTAGCCAAATGCGTATTAAGTACGTAGAAGGTACAGGCGTAAAAGCTAGAACTTTCTACTATATAATTACAGGCATAAAAGAAATAGGCCGCCGCGCAGCTTTAGACTTAATTACAGAACTAGATAAGTAATGGCTTTACAGTCAGTAGGTAGAAAGAAATATACTAAGCGAAAGATAGGCCCCACGCAGGGCGCTAACGTACAGATAGATCAGGCCGCACTAGATACACTTATTAAGGCTATAAACAGCTTACCTATTAAGTTAGGCGATAAGGCAACTATTCAAGGAATGAAGCGTGCAATGAGGCCCGCAAAGCGTATGGCGAAACAGCTAGCGCCAAAAGATAGCGGCTTTTTAAAGCGACAGATTACAATAGAGAAGGGCAAGTATACACGCAATAAGGCAGCGGTAACTGTTAACCCTTACGTAGTGCTAGGCGTGAAAAATAAGAAGGTAGGAAAGAAGAACGCAAAGAAGTACCTACACTTCGTACTACTAGGTACTCAAGCTGGGGTACGAAAAACGTATAAGAAAAACTACTTTATGATTAAGGGCAGTAATAACAGAGGGGTAGAAAAGATACTAGTACAGAAGATAAAACACACAGGCAGCAAGGGCGTTAACTTCTTCACTGAAACGTGGAACCGTACAAAGAACACCTGCCACAAGCGTATGCTGCCCGAAATTGTGAAGCGGATAGAAGAAGTTAAAACTAAAGCAGGTATACGTTGATCAACTACTTAATAGATAAGCTTAAACTAGATAGCAATATAACGGCTACAGTAGGTACTAATATAGTACCGCTGTCTAGGCTAGAAGGTACAAGCGTTCCCGCTGTAGTTCTGCAGATGGTAGACGCTACAGCAGAAGAAACAAAAGAAAGAAGTCTAAACTTAGATACTACTACGGTAGAAGTTACAACACTAGCGAACACACCAAAAGCAGCTTGGGACTTATCTATTCTTATACGATCATGTATAAATGGTTACAGTTCAGGCGACGAAATACTAAGCTGTCAATTCAGCAGCTGGGCTTCGGACGTATTCGAAAGTAAAGAAGTATTCACTATAACGAGTACTTACATAGTACTTAATAAAATTGCAAACGTTTAAACCTTTATTCTATGGACATCTTAATACAAAACTGGCAGCTGGTACTACTTGCTATACTAGTAGCAGCCCGCGCCATATTTTCGCTACTACCTAGCGACACCCCCGCCGTGCGTGTGTTCGGCTGGATAGATTTGTTAATCACTGCCCTAGTAGGCGGCGACAAAAGAAAAGAAAAAAAATAACCTTAAAAAAATTATATTACAATGGGAGTAAAAACAGCAGGCGTACTACACAGTAACGCGATAGGTATATACGTACTAAGTAGTGCGAATACATATGACGCGATAGCGTACAGTACTAGCGGTAGCTTAGAGTTAAGCCGCGAAACAATCGACGCGACGACGAAAGATAACGACGGCGCTAAGACAATTATACTAGGCGGCGAAGGCTGGTCTATGTCTTGCGACGGTGTAGTAAATTATTCAGCACTTAACCAAGACGGTTCTGTCAACGCTACTGTAGACACTACCCTTGATCTATTCGACGCGTGGAAAGCTAAGACAGAGTTAACCCTTGCGTGGACTAGTGGCGCAAGCGACGGCACCGACGCAGATTATATGTACACAGGTAAAGCGTTTATATCTTCGTACAGCGAAAGCGCAGGCGTTAACGACGTAGCGACTTACAGCTGTAGCTTTGAAAGCAACGGCGATATTACGAAGACAGTTATAACTAACGGTACCGATACATTTAACCAGTTAACTTAATCAAATGAGTAATAACCTACGCGGCGCGTTTTCGCTACCGCTACCAGCTGGCGAAGTAGACGTACTTCTAAATCTTAACGCCTTGCGCTTATGCACTGAGGCCGAAGGTATAGAACTAGGCGAACTACTAGAAAAGATGGCAGGCGACAGCGTAACGGTACTACCTAAATTACTTTATGCAGCATATAAGAATAAAGTTTTTTTAAATGGCGGTACACCTGTTTACGAGTTCGAACAGTTCGCCGCGCAGGTAGGCACTTTAGATATAGAAGCTATACTTGAAAATGTACAAGCAGCTATGGAGGCAGGCGATCAGGGAAAAGCGACGGCCGCGAAAGCGGCCCAAGCTTAACCCTACGCTGGCAGCCGTTCTACTTTGGGGCTTTAAAGCTTGGTATCTTACCAAGTACCTTTTGGAGTTTCACACTGGCAGAGTATATAAACTATAGGAGTAGTTACGAAGGCGCAGAGCGTGCAAAGTGGGTACACACCAGCAGTACGCACGCCTTACTAGCCAATATAAATAGGGGTAAGAACACCCGCCCTTATTCGAGTAATGATTTTAACCCGTACGCACAGCAGGCAGTTAAAGGCGATAAGGAAAAAGTAGTACTAGCGCCACCTATTAAACTGTTTAACGCTATGCAGAATACCCTAAGTAATGAGTAGCAGCAGCGCAGCCTTTAACATACTATTCGGCGCGAATACTAGCGGCCTAGATAAGGCGCTTATAAGTACCGAAAAGAAACTACTGCAAACCAGTAGGAAGCTAGAACGTATGGGCGGTAAGCTTACAAGTTCTATAACTTTGCCACTGCTAGCGATCGGGGCGGCAGTGGTTAAGAGCGCGATAGATATGGAGTCGTTAAATACTTCTTTCATTTCGTTAACGGGGGGCGCAGAACAGGCGGGCGCTATGGTTAAGAAGTTAGCCGATTTTAGCGCTAGTACACCGTTTCAAATAGAAGGCATAGCGACAGCCGCGCGGCAGCTTATAGCTACGGGTACGGGGCTTAATGAAGTAAGCAATACGTTAGGTTTTCTTGGCGACATAGCCGCAGCTAGTGGCAGCCAAATAGAAGATATAGCCGCGATATTTTCGAAGGTAAAAGCTAAGGGAAAGGTAGAACTTGAAAGCATTAACCAGCTAGCTGAAAGGGGTATACCTATATTTACAATGCTTAGCGAAGCTACAGGCTTAACAGCGGATAAGCTAGGCGCGGGCGCGGTAAGCGTTGAGCAGTTCGAAGAAGTACTGCGCAGTATGTCGGAAGAAGGCGGTCTAGCCCACGACGCTATGTACAACTTAAGCCAGACTACAGGCGGTAAGCTTTCTACTGCTTTCGATAATTTGAAACTAGCAGCCGCAGAGTTAGGCGTAGAAATGCTACCAGTACTTAACGACATTGTAGACAAAGTTACAGGCTGGGCTAAATCGTTCGCTGCTTTAGATACTAGCACAAAGAAGAATATAATCAATGTAGGCTTATTCGCTGCAGCTGCAGGCCCTATGCTTATAGCAATCGGTAAAATGATTAAGGGATACCAGCAACTTACTAAAGCAATTAAGCTTGCTACTATAGCGAAAAGTGTTACGCCGTTAGGCTTAGTTACTACAGCGCTAGCTTTAGGCGGCGCGGCTTTCTTATCGTTTAGAGATGATGCAGAAGACGCAGATACAGCAGTCAAAGGCTTTAACAATAGACTAGAAAGAACTAAAGAGAATCTAGACACTTTAACCTTTGAGGCTTTAGCAGAAGAAGCAGAAAATGCTATACTTCGTATAGTCGATAAGTTTGGCGTATTTGAGCAAGATGACTGGTTTGAGTTACTGGATAACGTACACGACGAAGAAGGACTAAAAAAAAATAACGCGCTACTAATTAAAGAGATAGAACGCGTAGAAGCTGAACTAGTAGAACGCTTAGCGGGGCCGCGTAATGAAGGCGGTCGATTAGTTAGTATATACCCCTACGAACAAGCGGAAGAAGAACTTGCATTAATACAAGACGCTTTACTAATTTCTAACAAAGCTATAGAAGCCTTTAAAGAAAAGAATAAAGAAACGCCAGTAATAGAAACGAAAGAAGAAAGAAAAGAGTTAACAGAGTTAGAGAAGCTACTGGAAAGGCTAGCCGAACAGAAGGCGCGAATTTCTGCCGTTGACTTATTCACGCCTGACGAAATACAGAAGCAGCGGGCGCTAGCTTCTGCACTACATGATGCAGCGATCAGCGCGCAGCTGCTAGGCGAAACAGAACTGGCGAAAGGTTACGAAGCAGAAGCAGACGCCGCAGACGACCTAGCGAGAAGCTTAGAGAAGGCGAACGAAGAAAGACAGAGGCAAATAGACTTAGTAAACTTATACGGCGAAAGCGTTAACGGCTTACTGTCTTATCTTGGCAGCTATGGGGCAGTAGTACAACAAAACAAAGAAATAGAAGAAGAAGCAACGAACACCAGCGAAGCCTTTAGCAATATGCTAGTACAAGGCGCGCAGGCTATAGGGGGCGCGGTATCTTCTGTTAACGACGCCCTGCGCGAACAACAAAGCACACTTAGCGAACAGTACGCACAAGGCGAACTAACAGCAGAAGAATACCACGCTAAGCTAGCAGCGCTTGAAGAACAAGCAAAGCACGAAAGGCGCAGCGCAGTAATGGAGGCTATAGGGCAAATGCTAGTACAAGCGACGGCGCAAGCTATTACAAACGCGTACCAATCAGCAGCCGCTACTGGGCCAGCTGCCGCAGCTATGGGGCCGATACTAGCGGGCGCAGCTGTAGCGGGTATAACTTCGTTATGGGCTTCTTCTTTCGCACGTGGCGGTATGGTTACTGGCGAAACTTTGGCCGTTGTCGGAGATAATCAAAGCGGCAAAGAAGCTATTATACCCTTCGAACGAATGGGCGAATTTCTTGGCAAATTTGGCGGGGGCGGGGGCGCGCAGCATATAGTCGTAAGCGGCAAGCTGTCAGGTAATGACATACTATTAAGTGCAGAACGTAGTAAGCGAAGTGTGCAGCGTGTAACTGGTGTAACGTTTTAAGCTATGGCTACAGTAACGAGGTTTTTTAGCGAGTTTAAAGATAGGAAAGGCGAAAGCTGGCGAGTTGAGTTCTGCGATAAAGATTTCACAGGCGTAGCCGCTGAGATTAAACTAGGCGCTGAGGCTTTCGGTATTAACTGGGCAGGCAACGCGAACGAACCGCACCAGCCTATAGTTACAAGTAGCGCTGAATTTTATTTAATAATTGAATCACAAGCGCAGTATAACTGGCTGCTAGAAATGCCGAACGCTGCGCCCGATCGTTTCACGGTAGCGGTTAAGTACTTAAGCGGGGTATCTTATAACCTTCGCTGGGCGGGCGTTATTATGGTAGACGGCGTAAGCATAGAAGATATTTACTACCCGCAGCAGGTAACGCTACAAGCTAACGACGACTTGTCTAGGCTACAGGATGTACTATATAAGACTAGCGAAACGGTAGAATATACTGGCACTGCGTTTATACACGAACACCTAAGAAACTGCCTACTTAAATTAAGAACCGCGCACCACTGGGAAGATAGCGACGTACTGCTAAGGATAGTACCATACTTAAGACCAGCAGCAGACACAGGCGACGGGGTACAGTTAACGAAGTTAAAACACGAGTTTTTACACAATTCAAACAGTGACGGCGTAAAGCAGTACTTAAGTGTATGGCAAGTACTTGAAGAAATCGCGCTGCTGTATGGCGCTCGTATATATTTAGAAAGCGGTAAATTTGACTTTCAACCGCTTGCAGCGTTTACGCGCGACGTAGAAAGTAAGAAGCTGCTAGGAGTAGAACACTATACCAAAGGGGGTACAATATATAGCGGGGTAGATATTATAAATCACAGCGATTTTTCTACAGACATAGAACGATTACGAGGCTGGCAGACTAGCTTCTTACCACGACTTAAAACAGTAGAAAGGAATTACAACAGTGGCGGTACTTTGTACGCGGGCTGGGTTTGGCAGTACCCCGAAATACCAATACCTAGCACAGGGACAGGCGCTTGGTTAGCGCATAGCTGGACGGGCGCACAATCGGGGCAAATTACATTAATGGCACCAACCAGCGGCGCAGCGCTTATACTTGCAGACCGCACGCCGCGCTTTGGATTAATATACCACGCTGACAGCGTAACAGGTACGCCCGCTTTAACTGGTAACGACAAAGCGATACGCTACCGCGTAGAAATTAAGATTAAATTTGAGGGTATAATAACAGGTACAGATTACTACGTTACCCGAACAGCTACACACGACACTGTAAACACTACACCCGTACTACTAACCGACGGTACACTGGCAGAGGTTAGCGGCGTAACGTATAGCGCTGCAACTTATAGCACTACTTCTACAGACACCTGCGACTTTATAACTACAGGCGTAGACGGTACCCTGCAGTACTTAATAGATGAGTACCTAGAAGTTAATCTACCAGTGACAAACCAGATTAGTGTTATATCTATAGGGGTAGCCGCGTACGCTATAGATAGCGCTGGAGTAGACGACAATACAATACACGCAGCCGTAGACTACCAGACCTGTAACGGGTTAAGTTTGTTTTACGAACACGGCGAAATAGTGGGCGCAGATAAGTACAGGTACTTTGCAAGCGCCGCAGCAGGCCGCGAAGTTCTTACACTACCAGACGCAATACTTGGCGACGCTACCAGCCCTACAGCCGTTAACTGGCTAGAGTTCGGAAGCGGCGCGACTACTTACTGGGAAACGCTAGACGACACTACAGAACAGAGAGTACATCAGCACGTAGTACGCGAAATACTAGCGTACAGGGCGCAAGCTATGGAGGTACGAAGCGGTACGCTTAGACCTTTAGCCTTAAACAACTTCGGCGGGCGCTTTCCTTTCGGTACTAGCTTAGTAATAGACAACACTATAACGCCGCCCGCATACGATAAGCTTATATACGTACCGCTAAGTATGGAGTGGGCAGCAGCGCGGGCAGAGTATACCGTAGAAGCTGGGCTATTTCGTAGGGCGGTAGCAGATATAGCAGAAGAAGATGAGGATATACCTATACTAGGAATGCCGCCACCTGTAGACGGCGGCGCAGTAGAAATACCTACACTACCGCAGCAGCTTAGCAGTGGATCACAACAAAATTTTAAGAATACAATAGCGGCAGTACTACGCCAGTCTATGCGTAAAGCAGAACGTACGAAGCTGGACTATATAACGAATACAGCAGCCGTAAATTTAGACACTGCCGTAACTGTAATTAATAGAATAGTAGGAGATTACACCGCAGACGCGGGCAGTTTGCAAGCTATAACGCCAATAGGCGCCACTACACCGCCCCGTATAAATATATACAAGGCGAACGCTGACGCAGTAACGCAGGCAACTGTTAAGGTAACAATAGCAGCTAACACAGCGCTAGGTACTAGCTACACCTTTACACTACCTGATACGCTACCAGCTACAGGTGCCGAAGTTTTACAAATAGGTAGCGACGGGACAGTAAAAAGTTTTACCGACGGCAATCACGGCGAAGTATTAACTACTAACGGCGCGGGCGTGTTAAGCTGGGCAGCAGCTAGCGGCGGCGGCGGTAGTTCGGACGGCTGGCACGGTAGCGAAACGTTAATAAAGGTTATGCCAAGCGAGTTCATAATGAACGACGACTACAGCCGCGCACCTACAACGGTAGAAGACGACGTAAGCAATACGCTAGGAGTAACGGCGCCAGCTAATAGCACAGAATTTTACGCCTTTGTAGCGATACCGTCAGGCTATAAAGCTACACACGTACAGGCGTATGCTTCTGTTTCTACTAGTTCAGCAGTAACGGCGTACAGCTTTAACCATACAACTGGCGCTATAGTAAGTAAAGGAACTGGCGACTTTAACAGCGTTTTAGATATTACAGACATAACAAGCGCAGCCGCTACTAGTGTAAGTATAAAGCTAGCGCCTGCTAGTGGTAGCACATTAATCTACGGCGCGGATATAACAATAGTAGCAGTTTGAGTATTCACAAAGAAATAATACTACACTGTAGCGCTACACCCCCTACGCTAGATATAGGCTTTACAGAAATAGACCGCTGGCATAAGGCGCGCGGCTGGCGTATGTGCGGGTATCATTATATAATTAAGCTAGACGGCGAAATACAGCGAGGCCGCGAACTTAACGAACAAGGCGCGCACACTAAGGGCCATAACGCAGCGGTAGGCATTTGCTACGTGGGCGGCCTAGACGAAAGCGGGCAACCTAAAGACACCCGAACAGAAAAGCAGCAGAAAGCACTAGTGAAGCTTATTAAAAGCCTAGCGCTTTGTATAGGTAAGCTAGAGATACACGGCCATAATGAGTACAGTAGCAAAGCCTGCCCGTGCTTCGACGTTACAAAAGAATACTACCTGCACTACATAGCTAACAATGAGCAAAGAAAGTAACCCATACCTACAGCTGCTTAGTCAGCTAGATATAACGCAAGCTTTCAAAACTAAAGGGCGGCTTCGGCGCTGGTCAGCTAAGCGTACAGTAGGGGGCGCGGTAGTACTGGAGGCTTTGTATCAAGTCCACGAGTACGGCATAACGTGGCCCGCTATAACGCTCACAGCTATTGGTGTACTACCGCTTTGCTTGTCTTTCTTTGAACATATAGAAAAATGAATAAGGAGGTTAGCGAGTGGGTAACGGTTAACTGTTTAGGCAGTATATGGGCTTTAAGCGCTTACACCGAAATTATACAGGGCGGCCTGTTTATACTTGGTTCGATTGCGTTAATATGGTATAATATAGAAAAAGCTTTAAAAGTAAGGGCAGAACGTAAGAAGCTTAAAAAATGATTAAGGTATGTATAGTATTAATTTGTGCAGCGAATACAAAGTATAAAATACAAGCGTATAACCGCGTCGATATTGCAGACGTAGCTATATGTACGCTGTGTTTCATAAGCTTATTAACAGGCTGGCGTTAATAAAGTGAAGCCCTATTTTTTTTGTTTTTAGATATTTACGCATACTATTGTGGTATATATCAATAATTTATAAAAAAATGAGCTTTTTAACAAACAATTACGAGCGATCCGCAGCTGGTAGCCAGTACCTAAAATTTGCCCCGAATGATAAGGCAACGATAAGAATAATATCCTTACCTGTAGAAGGCATAGAGGTTTGGGTAGATAAGAAGCCTATACGCTGGAAATTTGCAGGCGAAATGCCAAAGGAGGCATACGGCGCAGACGATAAACCGAAACCCTTTGCAGCGTTTGGCGTTTACCACTACGAAGCTAAGGAGTATAAAATATACCAATGTAGTACGCGTTCTATACTGCAAGAATTAGCTAACCTTAACGAAGTAGAAGGCGACCCTTTAAGCTACGATATTACAATAACGCGCAAGGGCGCAGGCTTAGATACTAAGTACTATGTGAAATCTAATAAGCCTACAGAGTTAACAGACGAAGTACTACAGGCAACGCAAGAATTTACCGCTAACGTAGAAATGAACGCGCTATTTACAGGCGAAAACCCATTTAAAAGCTAACAGTATGATAGATGTAATCTTAAACAGGCTTAAGCGGGGGCAGTATGTAACGTACTACGACTTAAAAATTGTTATAAAAGACATAGAACCGCTAGACCGCCTACAGCTAGAACTTAAACTTAAACAGCGTAAGCTAGAGTTACTTCTAGAATTTGCTAAAGCAGAAACTGGGCGCACGGTAATATATAACCAAGCAGAAATAATGCGCAAAAGCTTATATTTACTTACAGGCAACGCCTGCTATAATATGGACGGCGACCAGTATATAAGCGAAGAAGGTAGAATACTAAGCAAGAAGCAGCAAAACAGCTACTATAATCTTTTGGTTAACGCGATTACCAACTAATGGCACTATATATATGCAAATGCGGGGCGCTAGAAGTAGAAGCCCGCGAAGTAACTATACGAGTAGTAGAAGGTAAAGCGGTTAACAATCTTACGTGTTTAGACTGTGGCGAATACTTAGAACTTAAAAACCCAAAACTAGGGCAGTGTGCGGGCTTTTCTAGTAATCAATACGGGCAGCTATGAATATAAAAGATATAAGGCTAAGCTTTAGCAGCTTAAAAGCTTTCGGCACTAGCCCTGCACACTTCGCGCACTATAAAAAACGCACCTTTAAGACTAGCGCAGTAATGCGACGCGGTAAGTTAACCCATACGCTAACACTAGAGCCGCACCTACGCGATACGTTAAAAGTAATAGACTGCACCACAAGGGCCGCGAAAGCATACAAAGAAGCGGCAGCGATACACGGCGAAGATGAGGTATACACACGTACAGAAGTAGAAGCAGCGCAAAATTTAGCAGATAGAGTACACGCGCACCCCCTAGCGCATAAGCTGATCACTAGAGCCGTAGAAGTAGAAAAGCATTTATACTGGCAGCTTGAAGGGGTAGATTTTCACGGATTCGCTGACGTAATAGGACGCGACTATATAGCTGATCTTAAAGTGACAGATAATGAACCGCGCAAGCTGCAGCGCTGGGTACTAGATAACCTGTACCATATGCAGCTTGCGCTATACTCTTACGCAGAGTTTAATATGCACAGCGTAGTAAAACACTACTTAATTACTATAGACCCTAACGCGCCGTACGGGGTAGTAGTATACCAGCTGAGCGCAAACTTTATAGAAGACGGCATACGCCGCGCTAAGCTAGAGGTACGAATGTTTAAAGAGTGGTACAGCGAATGGGACGGCGAAAGTACGCCGCTGTCTTATGATATGTTCGAAGTAGGCGAAGCTGTACAGCTAGACCTGCCAAGCTGGTACAGATGAGTAAAGAAGCTTTAATACAAACCATAAAAGAGGGTACAGAAGAAGAAGCTATAAAAGCGCTAGATAAGTACACCAGCGAATACGCCGCCCTTATATTGTTAACATTAATGAAGGAAACAAAATGACAGCACACCGCAAAGGCTTAGGCTACGAATGGAAAGTACGCGACAATTTTCGCGCGCTAGGGTATGTAAACGCCTGTACTAGTAGGGGTGTAGATAGATCACTAGACGCGGCAGGGGTAGACCTTGCCAATACTGGCGAATTTCTAGTACAATGTAAGGCGGTAGAACGTGGATTGAGCGCGCACAAAATACTAGACAATATGCCTAAAGAGGTAGGCAAAACTAGGCTTATGATACATAAGAAGAATATAAGAAAGCAGCACGGCGGCGAAGTAGTAAGTATGTACTGGGCCGACTTCGAACGCTTAGTAATAGACGCTAATAAGGCAAGAACCCTACACAATGAGGCACGAAGAACTTAAGAAGATTAAGAGCGAAATAGCTGACTTAAAGCGCGAACTTAAGCGGGTAGAAATAACCGAAAAGCGCACAGGGGTACAGTATAAACTTATAGACTGGCGAATACAGAAGCTTAAAAGCAAATTTGTAAACGCTAGAGAAGTACAGCTACTGCACACACTAGCAGAACTGCGCAGCGTATGGGGTAAGCGTTTAAACTGGACAGAAGAAGATTTTAAGAAATGAATAGGCAGTTTTTAGGCATTTGGATACCTGCCGCGCTGTGGCTAGATAGTACGCTAAGCATAACGCAGAAAGCTATACTTCTAGAGGTACAAAGCTTTACAGAACACAATTACCAGTGTTTCGTTTCTAACGACCACCTAGCGAAGCTATGCGCGGTAAGTAGTAGCGCAATAGAGAAGGCTATCCGCGACTTATGTAAGAGGGGTCTACTACACCGTACAACACAGTATAACGGTACGTACAGGCAGCGTATACTTTTAGTGCCTACAGACATACGCGAAAGCTGGGCG